TAAATCACAGCGAAACTATTCCACGTTTTAGTTCCTAAGCGAGTTTCTCCGAAAAAGAATCGGATTTTCATTTCAACCCGCTACGATCCAGGAAACTTTCCCATCGATTTCTATATATCCAACGCATGGGCCATCCTGCCCTTCTCCCTCAAAAACAATCGCTTTTTCATCATCAACAAAAGCGAGTGTTTGAACTTCACAGATAGAAAGAAGAATTTCAAATGTTTCTTTCTGTTCTGCATTCATTGTGCAAACCGGACAATCCGGTTCTCCGCATTTACTTCCTTTTGCACAAGCGACTATCATTTTTTCTCCTTTTTAGAAGGAAAAAACATAAAGAAGATTTCAGCCGAAACTAAAATCTTTTTTATATTTTTTTCTTCCAGGAAAAGCTGGCTTTTTTTACCGGAGCTCAATCCCCGCTCTATTTCAGCGGGGATTGTTCTGAATAATGCTCGGATCGTAATAGACGAGCATTGTAGGATCGTTTTCCCTATCGACTTGCGCGCCGATTAGCAAACCTCTTTCTAGATCAGCTTTCGTTAGCGAAAGCTTGGCGGTTAGTCTAGGCTTTTTGCGGGGATATTTCGTTTCCCCGCTGCTAGACTTTCCAGGAGTTTTGCTAGGATTCTCTCCTCGCATTTTTCCTTTCCTTTCGTTAGGCTTTATTCAGGGTTCCCGTTAGGGTTTCGGGCTTTCCTTAGGTACCGTTCCCTAGTTATCAGCCTTTGTAAGCGCGAGAGTAATAACCTTGTCGCTTTTCTCGCCGACTGAACCGAGGAAAACCTCTGTAAGATTCAACGCTGATAGCGCCGAATTGTAATCATCTACCTTACTGCTATCGGTTCCGTTTTCACGCGAAACCGCTAGCCTAAGTGCCTGCATTTCCGAGACTGAAAGCGAAAGCCCTAGTGAAGTCTCGGAACCGTTGTAGAAACCCTGAAAAGCCTTTGCGACGGGTGAACTACCCTTAGCCCGTCCCCGCTTGCTAGCGGGCTTCTCAGGGGCATTGGCGAGCATTTCCGGGGTGATAGCAATAGTCTGCATTTCGTTTTTCCTTTCGACTTGGATTGAAAGCCCGAAAAAGGAAAACCCGAAACCCTGAAACCCTGAATAAAACCTAACCGTTGATTCTGCCCAATGACGGGCGGGAATCTACATAAGCCTTCCCCTAATGCCCTAGTTAGCGTCTACGCCGAAACCCGCTAGAAAGCCTTTCGCGTGATCCGTTCCCTAGTGGCTGCTACTGAAACCCTGCAACTAGTACCGCCTACCGAAACCCGCTCCCTAGTCTCGCAACTAGTTTCACGTTCTAATCATCGGCACGGTTCCCTAGTTCCCTAGTTCCCGCTTACCACTAGTTTCGGCTCAGGGCTTTTGGAATGGGAGCAGGAAGCGCAGCGTGGGCGTGCGGTCGACGAGACTCCGAAAGGTAGCCGGCCCAGGAGCCCGGTGAAGTCTCGAAGGCTCATAAACGAGGCTAGGAAGGCTTCTAACGTCACAGTAGGCTAGATCAGAGTGAGTGTACCCTATGATGCGGCGAAGTCTTAGAATGCGTCCTATGCCCCCGTTGCTTTCCTTTTGATAGTACCCCTCGCATTTCAGGTCTGGATAGTACCCAGTTCATTCAGAAAAATAATTAATTAAAACATAACCTATAAAAATAAGAGGGTTGTCTTCTATGTGCTATAGTAGAACTATGAGAAGTCCTATATATACTTTAGAGGAAATTCAATCCGGGCCGGAATTTGGGGGCGAGGTTGGCTGGTTTTATGGTTTAGTTAAACATCATGAGACTGGTAAGGTAGGTTTATATGAAATCTTTCCCGGCCTGGGGTATGCTAATGCTTTTCCTTTGTGGAGTAAAGCAGAAGAAAGACCAATAACAGGTTTGCCTAGAACTCTATGGATAATTTTAAAAGATATCTATTGGGCGGTGAAAAGATAATGTACTTAGAAGGTAATGGATATTATGATGAAGACGATGGTTTTCATAGATGTTATAAGGGACATAAGACTGTATATCAGCTTTTTTCTGGTGGGCGGGAATTTTATTGTGAAAAATGTGATTATGTTGGTTTCTATCCCCCCGGCGAAGTGAGAATAAGAGCGCATTTATTACAAACACCCGAAGGTGTAGAAATATTTAAAAAAGAAATGAGAGAAGAACTAGATAGAAGAAAGTTGCTAAATGACTGAACTAGTAATTCCTATATGTAAGAAATGTAAGATGTTTGCTTGGCCGCGAGGATTTAATCCTCTGACTGGTCTTTGCTGGTGGTGCGGGATTGTGCGGCCATGACCACAGTTATAGAGAAATTACGTCATACAATTCAAGAAACAAGAGACAGCTATGGTTTTCCTGATATTGAAAAGCGTTATCCCGGCGCTCTATTAAATTCATTCTTACTTAAAGATGCAATAGAACTTCTTGAAGTAATAATGGAATATGAAAATTGTATCACTTGGGATACAACATGCAAGAACTGTGCAAAATTAATGGATAAAAATTATGAACAGTATATGGAGATACAAGAATTGCGCGATTCTAGTCGTGCTGTACTATAAGACCTAGAGCAATAAGAGCATCAATTACATCTTGCGCGTCAGGCGTAGTTAAAGGAACTGCGGGAGCTCCTGTTATAGTAAAAGCTTTTGCCGCGCCATTTGGTGAAATTGTTAATGCCGAAGCTGAATCATCACTTGGATCAATAGAAACAGAACCTTCGGGGCTAACAAAAAAAACTACATTGTCGCTTACATTCTTGACTGAAAGTGGATCAGCAGAAGCATTGTCAGGACTGACTGTGACCTGACCACCTATATCTACTGAACGACTCCCTGGAGTTGAAACTACTGTCCACCAAGCAGGAAGTGAGCCGCCAGCTTCTTCTGCATCTACTACGTCTTGCCAATCTCCGGGTTGTGGGGGCCAAGGTTTGCTCATAACTGTATTATAACACGATTGGTGTTGATTATAGGGAACAATCTGAAAAATTGCTGATAGCATTATTAGATGTACCTACGAAAAAAATTAGCTCTCATAGTTATGATTCCAGCCCTTCTAGGGTTTTTTACTAAATCAACACCGGCTGCTGAAAAAAAGCAAACCGCACATGTTGTTCATGCAAAGAGATTGCTAACAGTTAAGTACGCAAAGAGAATGCTTGGAACTCCATATGTCTATGGAGGTTCGAGTTCTAGAGGTATTGATTGCTCTGGTTTGACTCAGTATGTCTACAACAAGATCGGCATAAGGTTGCCGCACTTTGCAGCAGCACAATGGGCTTATGGTAAATTCATGAAGCGTAATTTACTACGTCCAGGCGATTTAGTATTCTTCCATCATGGAGGCCACGTCGGTCTTTATATTGGACACGGTAAAATCATCCATGCTTCTAGTGCTAGAGGCGAAGTCATTGAAGCTGACTTTGACAATGGTTGGTTTACTTACAACTATGATGGCGCTAAGCGCTTGCTATATAGCTAAGCCTTAATATTAAATTAACATAATTTGTGTTATCATCATACCATGAATGGGGGTATCAATATGGTGTGCGTCCTCGTAGGGCATAAGTGGAGGGTGCGCGGAAATAAAGATGGATACTATAAGTGGTGTAAAAGATGCGGAGAGATAAATGATTTTGAAGAGATTGCCTAGTAAGCCCGGTTCTGTAGTGCAAAGGTTCGGTGATTGGCGCAAAGGAGAGCCATCTCTTGTCATAGATAACCAGCTTTGGCTCACTTTTGGAAAGCCCGATGAAGTTGAGGTTCAGATAAAGACCAAAAGATACGGTAAAAGTCCGTTTTGTGGGACTTGAGCTCATTATAAATTGCAATTATTAAGAAAATTAACATATAAAGAAGAGATGAGGCCATAAAATGCATAAATGTCATAAACATGGCCGGAAAATCTGTACTTGGTGCATTTTAACTACTATTTCATTTCCCTTAGAACATTTTGCTTGGGAGAAACTTCCCCTGCTTAGGAATGTAACTGTGTTGTTGGGGTTATGAGTGAAAAAGTTTTAGATTTAAATAATATTAACGATTGGAGAGAGAATCCAGAGTTTATTTTAAGAATAGCGATGAAATACGCTTGGCGTTGGGGTGCAGCTTACTCTGACAAAGAAGATTTGCAAATGTATCTTGTTGAAACTATTCTTAAAAGCCTTGATAAGTTTAAACCTGAATATGGAACTAGTTTAAATGGCTATATATGGATGGCTTGTAAAAGAGCTGTTCTAGATTATGGCAGAAAATATGGAGCATTTTTCAAAGGAAGAAATCCAGAAACAAGAATTTTTACAAAAACTAGAGAATATCACGAAATAGAGATATCAGATCTTTCAGATCAAAGAGGTGCGGGAGAATTGCAAAATGCAAGATTCAAAGCCGCCAATCATGATAAACATGAAAACTATGATTTGATACAAGCTTTAAAGAAAGAATCATATAGAACAAGAAAAGTTGTATTTTATTTTTACTTTCTGGATATGTTGTGTTCTGAAATTGGACAGGAGATGGAAATATCGGAGAGTCGAGTATGGCAGATATTAGAGAAGTTCAGATACCATTACCACAAAAAGCACTTAGCAAAAGACAAGAAGAAATTCTTATCCTCCTCTCTGGAGGATTTACCAATGGAGAAATTGGAAGACTTTTACGAATTGGTCCAGAAACAGTCAAATCTCACGTCAGATTCATTTTGGCAAAATTAGATGCTAATAATAGAGCTCACGCTGTTGCGATTGGGCTAAGGAAAGGAATTATCAATTGACAAACAAACAGAAAATTTTAGCTGCTATTGCCGGTGTTCTTATATTGATAGCTGGCATTGCAGGAGCTTCTTATTTAGTTACCAAGAATGATAAAGTTGTTTATGGCGTATCCAATCCAAATCTTGGTTTGAATATTACTACTTATACTGGAACATATGATTCTGACACACAGTATCTTGGTAAGTGTGCAGTTGTAACACCTCCCGGTTCAGATCCTTGTGATGCTGCTCAGGGAACGCTTAAATATAGTTTCTGGGGGTCAACAGTAAATGCAAGTACATTCCAGAACTGGAAGAAAGCCAACCCTGGCGAATGGGCAAGAATGTGTAGCGGTCCTATTGCTGCTGATAAGTCGCAGACTTGTTTAACTGGTCATATGGCTACTCCTATGTGTTCAGTTGGACCAGTTGGACAGCCGCAAGATATGATTACTAAGTATGGTGCCGCTCTTTATGCTGAAACTTCAGCGTATGCATGTGCTTTAGGTGTTGGGCCGATTAATCTTCCTGCTCCTAATGCTCCACCATTGGCTGGCGCTAAGGATAAAACTCCTCCAACAGCGCCCGGTCCTATTACTGCACAGACACAACCACTGACTACAACTACTCCGTAAATGAAAGGAACGCTTGAAGTTATTTGTGGCCCGATGTTTTCGGGGAAGAGTGAAGAACTCATTCGTCGTTTACGTCGGGCACAGATAGCAAAACAAAAGGTATCTATATTTAAACCAGCAATTGATGATAGATATGACGAAAATAATGTAGTAAGTCATTCTGGTTTAGAAATAGAAGCACAATCGGCAGCAGTACCAATTGAAATACTCTTTGATGCAAAAGGTTATGACGTTGTTGGTATTGATGAAGTACAGTTCTTTAACAGAGATATATTGACTGTTATTAATTCTTTGATCTTTTCTGGCAAGAAAATAATTGTTTCTGGTTTAGATCAAGATTATAGAGAACTTCCTTTTGGGGTAGTTCCCGATTTAATGGCGCTGGCAGACAAAGTAGATAAGTTAACTGCTATTTGTATGAAATGTGGCGCAGAAGCTACAACAACGCAACGTCTTCTTAACGGAGAACCAGCCCCTTATGACGGAGAAACTGTTATAGTGGGAGCTACTGAACAATATGAAGCGAGGTGTAGAAACTGCCATGAACGAGGTTGAAACACTAAGAGATAAAGTTGAGAATTGGAAGAAAATGGCGGCTGGTCCAGAATATATTGCTACAAGAGCGGGATACAGATCGCGAGGTAGAGAACAATTTGTATCTAAGTCTACCGCTGCTGCTCCAACTGTATCTCAGCATTTTATTCCTTTGCAGCAAGAAGTTTATAGTTTGCGGCGGGAACTAGGAGAAGCTGCTTCTGTATTAGATTCATTTCTTAAAAGTGTAGCCATTTTAAAGGCTTTTACAGAAACAATGAAAAATGATCGGTAAAATTATTAGTAAGACTATTGCAGATATTATAACTATACCTATCAGATTGCCTAAAGATATTATTAAAGCAACAGAGAAAGCAATAGACCCAGAAGAAGATAAAAATGAATGAGAATGATCATTACTTTAGATTGGCTGTAGCTTATTTTAAAATAAAAGGATGGGAGTTTTATATGGGTGACGAATATGTAGATGATGTTTGGCTTTTGCCGGGAATAGTTGAATTTGAAGGTGATGATTCAGCAGAACGTGCAATTAAATGGCAACTTGAACATTGGGATGAAACATGATTAGACTAACACCGTGGATGTATGTATGTTATGTAGGAGCGGCATTCCTCGCCGGTCTGCTTACTGGTTGGCTGGCGTTCGCATGACCGCCTCAGAATCCTTGAAAGCGCTCAACGACCTGGCGACGTATTCCGGCGACGCAATGGAGCGCTCCAAGGAGTCAGCGATCCGTGGCCGCGCTTTGCTCAACGCCCTCCCCGCCCTGATCGCGGTGGTGGAGGCGGCGGATGGGATGCGGCAATNNNGCAATCGGCGCTGTGGGTCGGAATGTGGGGCGAGCCGTATCACCAATCGCTCTCCGGTTCGGTCATCGCCTATGAAACCGCTCTTGCCGCCCTTGAGACTGCGTTGGAGGGAGAGCGGTGAGCGTCGAAACGCGGGAATACTGTGACCTCTGCCGCAAGGACGTGACCTTCATCGAGGGTGGCGGGCAAATCTACCGTGGGCGGTTTCACCGCTTCTTTCATTGGAAAGGAACGAATGAGCCTCGCGGCGACGTAACCATCTGCGGAGGGTGTTGGAACAACCTTGCTGTTGCTTTGCGAGAAGCAGCCGCCCCCGCTGACTCGGAGCGCAAGCCGTGAACTTCGCTGAATCCGCTTTCGTGGTGCTGCTCCCGTTCGCGTTGGGCCTGCTCGCCGGGTGGGTGATCTGGGCGTGACCGCCTCCGACGTACAGCTTGTCAGGGAGGCGCTGGGGCCAGAACCACGAGAACTGACTGGCATAACGGCTGACCCGTGGAGCGCTCTCGACCGCCTGGAAGCTCGCATCGAGGAGCAGCAAACCGAAGACTGGAACTGGCGACAAGCCGTAGCCCGCGCCGAAGCCGCCGAAGCCCGCGTGCGCGAACTTGAGGCGGCGCTGCGGGAGGGAGGCTGCCAGTTTTATCTCGACGGCGGGATAGGGGCCTGCCAGGAGTTCGGTGAAACGAATCCCTGCGCCGCTTGCGCCGCACTCAAGCAAGGCGAGGAGGTGTAAGTGCCGAAAATCGTCGTATATGTGCGCGCCGAAGATGCGCGCGTCATCGAAGCAACGGAAGGTCGTGAAATCCAACAGTGGGTGAGAACGATCGTGCGCGAGGAGATTTCCAAATGGCACACAGATCGCGTGGTAGCTCTCGGTGCTCAACCCATGCCTGAGTCTTGGTTACGACATAAGGAAGAACTCGAGGAGGGAGCATAAAATGCCGTACGCAGATCCAGAAAATAAGAAACTTTGGTCTCGCAAAGCCGTGAAGAATGGATATGGAAAGTGGTTGTGGCAAAAGCGCAAGCGCATCTACCTAGATGCCAAAGAGTTTCGGTCTGCTCTAGAAAATGTCATGGAGGTTGGAGATCTAGCTGCAGTTAATGTTGCTAGCAAAGCGCTCAAGAAAAGTGATAAGCGCTGGGAAGAACTCGGCCCTCCGCTTACGAAGCCAGTTCATATTACGACGAACAGAGAAGCTACTCCAGACTCTCTTTTGCAGGCTCTTGCCAAGCTTGGTCTGTCGTAATAGCCGCGATTAGTTCTACACTCACAGTGTGGAGCTAACCGTTGAACAGCAGGAGGAGTTCATCGCGCATATACGCGATGGCATGAACCGTCAGCAGGCTGCAGAGGCAGTTGGATCGACAGCCACCAAGTTTAAATTCCTGTGCAATAGAGACCCATCCTTCAATCGCCTCTATGAGCAGGCGTTGGTTGAGGGACGCGGCGAACTCACCGAGCGCCTTGAGCGCTGTGCGGTAGAGCTAGCGATGGGTGGCCACTGGCCTGCGCTTCGCTTCATGCTCACTACCTATGGAGAAGCGTTTGCATGGGCGCGCTCTGCGAAGGTGGAAGTTGGCGGCACCGTAGAGATTCAGGCTATTGCCGGTGTCCTCGCGAAGTACCTTCCCTCAGAGGACTACGACCGCCTGATTGAAACCGTTGAACAACGCATGATCGAAGATCACTCGGTGGCCGCGTGAGCGTCATTAAAAGGATTGAAGAGCGCAGACGAAAGGACGCTGAATTCGAGAGCGATCTCAGGCTACGCAAGAACGATCCCACAACCGATCGCTATGGGGGCCGGCGGTATTCTCGCGCCGACATCGAAGCGATCGAAAACGAACGAGTCCCATGGCTGAGAAGAAAGCGCCAGGAGAGCTAACCATCTACGATCTAGGCGAGCTCTCTAGGAGCATGGGTAAGGAGGAGAAGGGGCTCATGAAGGAACTCCTTTCTTCTTCTATACCCCGACAGGGTATGGTCCTTGCGGACATATTCCACCACTTCCCTGGAACTGTCCTCGTAGATAAGGTGAAACGTGTCAATCACCCACGCTGATCTTCTTAGTGCCCTCAAGGTGGGGCAAGAGCAGGCCAAGGCCCAGGAAGATCGCGAGCGACTGCGCGAGTCATTCTCGGCATTTGTGAAGGAAGCCTGGCTCACTGTCAAAAAGCACGAGCCGTTCATCTCTAACTGGCACCTCGAAGCCATCGCCGCTCACTTGGAGGCTGTGACACGTGGGGAGATTCATCGTCTTCAGATCTGGATCCCACCAGGAACGATGAAGACGGGAATGGTCACCGTGTACTGGCATCCATGGGAATGGACGATGAGGCCGTGGCTTCGCTACTTCACAGCTTCCTATGAGATCCATCTCGTGCAGCGCTTCTCACTTGACGCGCAAACCGTGGTATCGAGTCCTTGGTACAAGGAACGCTGGCCCGAGGGAGCTGAACTTAACCTCGAGGCTGCAACCTACTGGAACAACAAACAAGGTGGCTCTCGCTTCGCAACAACCCCTCAGTCAACCGGAACGGGAGAACATGGCCACCGAATCGTCATCGACGATCCTGTGCCGGCGCGGGCTGCTGATAACTCGAGCGACCCCGTGATGGATCTGCGTACGCTGTTGACGCGAGCGAACGAGTGGTACGACTCGACCGCTTCTTCTCGCTACGTCGACAACGCTGATATGAACTTCAAGCACGCGCGCGTTCTCGTTATGCAGAGACTTCACGAGAATGATCTCGCTGCACATATGCTCGATCTAGGCGGAGACGATTGGACGATCCTCTGCCTTCCCGAACGCTTCGAGGAAGGTCACCCTTATGCCTGGAGAAAAGAACGCATACATCCAGCGGTAAAGCCTTACCTCGCTCCAGTTCTTGAGTACGGAGATCCACGCGCTGAGGGAGAACTCATCTGGCCAGCACGTCGAGACGAAAAGGCGTCTAGGAACCTAGAGGCCGAGCTTGGAACCTTCCGTGCAGCTGGCCAGTTGCAGCAGCGACCCGCACCTCGAGAAGGCAACCTGCTCAAGCGCGACTGGTGGAGATTCTATGACCCTCGCTGGCGCGGTGATCCAACAAAACTTCCGAAGTTTTCTCGAATCGTTATCTCTGCCGATACACCATTGAAAGACAAAGAATCCTCAGACAACGTTGCCGTTCAGGCTTGGGGTGTGCGCGGCGCAGATCGCTATCTCCTCGACATCGACCTGGGGAAGATGAACTACGGCAAGTGCAAGCGCCGTATCGTGGAGATGGCGAAGTGGACGCGCAAGACCTGGCCCTACTGCCACTCAACGGTCTTGATCGAGAATGCTGGATACGGTATTGAGCTGATCGTTGATCTGAAGCGTGAGATCATCGGTGTGCAGAAGGTTGTTCCTGGGCCACTCGGTGACAAGATCTCTCGAGCCGAAGCGGCCTCCGATGTTCTCGAATCTGGCAACTGTTGGATTCCTGGATATGGGCCTCCCTGGCAGCCTGCAATGGACGAGGCACGCACGCCAGCGGACATCAATGCGTTCGTACATTCGATGGCCACCTTCCCATTTGCCATGTATGACGATGATGTGGATGCATGGTCGCAAGCTATGAACTGGCTTAGAGCAAAGTCGGCAGCACCGGCCCGTGCACGGTCACTGGTGTCCAGACGTTGAGGTTACCGTCCGTAGCGAAGGCGATCATCACCGCATGGGAGCAACTGCATCGGTGCGGCGAACATATTCTCAAACCGTTCGCTGTCCAGGCTGCGGTCGTCTACGCGAGCTAACCGACCGCCATGTGCGGCGGGGAAGCTCACATAAGACGCTCTGCAACCTTTGTCGGTTTCCAGCTCGTCGAATTCCTCCGACCAACGCTGAGCGCCGTTTCTGGCTGCGAAGTTATACTGACGAGGAAATTGCCGAGATGGCAGAAGCCTTGTTCGGAGGTTGCCACCGTGAAAACATCTATGCCTGGAGACTTCGTTTGAATGTCGAGGAACCGAAATGATCTTTCGTAGACGACGAAAGGCTGAACTTATGCTTGATGGGATGGGCTGGGCAGAGCTACTACACCTCTCACACATGAATACCCTCTCGCTGGCGAACTTATTGCTTACCGTCATCGAGGATCCTCAATCCGTGACCGATGATACGAGGATGCAAGTAGTTGAGATGGTTCAAGAGTTGGAATATGGAGTAGCGCGAATGGAGGAATACATTGTCTAATTGTTCGACCGGAAAGATCCGGTATCGAGACAAGGTGTCGGCAATGATCGCACTGTCCAAGATCGAATTACGTTCGAAGCGCAAGGGCGGCAAGGGCCGCCCGAAGCATGAGAGGACGGCATATCGCTGTTCAGAGTGCTCAGGGTTTCACCTCTCGAGCTTATGAGTGACATCGACATCCTGGTTCCGGTTCTAGCACGTCCCCAGAACGTTCATCCATTCATGGAGTCGGTCAAGGTAACGTCACATTCATATCGCGTCTTCTTTATCTGCTCACCCTCGGACAAGGAACAGATCAAGACTTGTCGCGCAGCTGACGCCACAACGCTGATCACCAACTGGCAACCGGGAAAGGCGGATTTTGCGCGCAAGATTAATTGGGCCTTCCCACAGACAGATGCTCCTTGGGTCTTTCAGGCTGCCGACGATCTTCGCTTCCATCCAGGTTGGGATGTTTATGCCATTAAGCTGGGGGATAGGCGCGAGGTCGGTGTCGTGGGAACCGACGATATGGGTAATGCCCTCGTGAAGCGTGGCGGTCACTCTACCCACTCACTCATCCGTCGTACCTATATCAATCAGTACGGCGGTACAATCGACAACACTGGCCTCGTTTTCTGCGAACTCTATGACCATCAGTTTGTAGACAATGAGTTCGTTCAGACTGCGATCAGGCGTGGTCAATGGGCATTCTCGAAACGCTCCAAAGTAGAGCATCTTCATCCGAATTGGAATAAATCGAAATTAGATGCAACGTATGAGAAGGCTCTTCGGGCTACAGGTTCGGATGGACATTTGTATCTGAAGCGTATGCGCTCAGGAACTCAGCTTGATCGCAAGGCACGCAGGGAAGCGGTTATTGCTGAACGTGCTGCGATGCGAGAAGAGAGACGCAAAGCGCTCTTTCAATATAGAAATAGAAAGAGGAAGAAATGAAGCTCTCGATTTTGATTGCAACCTATGGTAGTGAAGACTGGGAGAAACTTGCTCGACGGCGCGCGCTCCGCTCGGTGATTAATTTTACCTGTGAAGAGATTCTTGTTGGTCATGATCCCAATGGAACGATTGCTTCTGCGCGGAACGAACTTGCTGCAAAAGCAAAAGGAGACTGGCTCTGTTTTCTCGACGCTGACGATGAACTAGCTCCTGGGTTTGTGGAGGCTATAGAGCGAGCGAGCGAGCGAGAAGGGGGTGGATCGCTTCTTCTAACGCCGGCGGTACAACAGATACGGAGAGGAAAATCGAGACGTGCGTTCTTCTTCCCGGAATGCTCATTTGAAACAGGCAACTGGCTTATCATTGGAACTGTTGTTCCGGCTGCATTGCATCGAAAGATTGGAGGGTTTCGTGAACATCCACATGGACTCGAGGACTGGAACTACTGGGCACGCTGCGTACGCGCAGGAGCGCGTATTGTGAAGGTGCCAAAAGCGATTTATGTGGCTCACTACAATGAGGAGTCCAAGCATCATGTGCTGCAACGCGATCACCCTGAGTACATGAAGGCATATGAGATTGCGCGCGCGGATGTTTTGGCATGAAGATCCACACCGTCTTCATTACCTACAACCGGCGGGAACTCACTGAACGAGCTATTGCTTCCTACCTCGATACCGTAACCGTCCCTTTCACCTATCTCGTCATCGACAACGGTTCTGGTGACGGGACAAAAGAGTGGCTCAATACATGGGATCATCCGTACATTGCGCTTACGCGCAATCACTATCCGGGATTTGCCACTAATCACGGCTGGGAGCGCGCTCCTATGGACGCCGATTTCCTGCACCGCGCAGATAACGATTTCATCTTCCTTCCCGGCTGGTGCGAGGAAGTTGAGCGCACATTCCGCACACAGAAGATTGGACAGGTAGGACTACGCACTTCGGAGGAGGAGTGTGGCAAGGGACGCATTTCCCCGCAGAATGTTGGGGGAAACTGTGTTATTCGCCGAGAACTATGGGATGCTGGCTTGCGCTACGACGAGCGCCCCTGGCCAGAACTCGCCGAGGCTCATGGGAGGGGCTATACCGAAGACTCGCTCTTTTCTCCCGCCGTCCGGAGAATGGGATATACCTGGGCGCGCGTGAAGAGTCCATGTATTCAGCCAATTGCATTTGAAAGTCCAGATGATGAGTACTACATTCGTAGCTGGGCGGATCGGGGGATGAAAATATGATCTTTGCGGCTGAGATTCCTTCTTCGGTCGAGAAGGCAGAATGTGAGAAGCTCGCAGAACTGGCGCAGGGACAAAAGGTGCTGGAGGTTGGATCGCAATGGGGACGTTCTACGATCTGCTTAGCGTCTGTTGCCGAGAAGGTGTGGGCAGTGGATTGGCACCAAGGGGATTTTCACGCTGGCGCTAAGCCAACCCTTGGTGTTTATCACTACAACCTCGACCGCTACGGGATCGCAAACGTCATCACGATCGTGGGTAAGTTTGAAGAAGTCGTCCACGAGCTTCCCATCGACTTCGATGGAGCGTTCATCGACGCCGCCCATGACGAGGATTCAGTCATACGCCACTACGCAATCGCGCATGATCTCGTGAAGCCCGGAGGTTGGATAGCCTTTCACGATTATGGCCGCTTCGGTGTCACAAGTGGTTTGGCTGCCGTTACGAACGTAGAGAACGTAGAGGTCACAGAATCTCTGGCAGTCTTTAGGAACTTAGAATGATCCCTCCGATTTATCAATTCATCCTGCTTTCGCTCGTGGCATATCGCCTGTGGCGTCTACTTGCCGAGGATGAGATTCTTGAACGCCCTCGCCGTTTTATCGTTCGTCTTCCGCAGACATGGGAAGACAATGATCCTGTTCCACTCACCTATCGAGCTTCTCTCGCAGCGTTTCTAACGTGCGCATGGTGTATGGGCTTCTGGATAAGCCTTCTCGTATATGTGGGATGGATGTTTACGGTTGGCGATCACCCCCACTCTTCGAGCCAAGTCGTTACCGCCATCGGTGTTTGGTTCGCTATTTCGTGCGTCGTTGGGGTCATTCGTTCGAAGCTAGATCCTGCAGAATGACGTAACGACCGAACTAGTCCCTACTCTTTCGTTCAGCGCTGAGCAAATAAGGAGGCGATTAAGATCCCCTGCGGATGTAAAAAGGGTAAGAGACTGCCCAGGGTTCCTAAGGCTCCGAAGGCACCACCTCCGGAAAAGACAGGTTAGTCACATTGACGCTCCCACTTCGAGCACGGCGTAGGCGTGTTCTTACCTCGTCTGCTGTCCAGTTGGGGAGCGGCGATACGCTAGATAGCGGCTATAAAGATCGCCAAAGCATGTCCTGGCAGGGACGTGCGCTGCGTTATATCGACCTTGTTCCGGAACTGAACTATGCATCACGTTTCTATTCCAGGACGCTCAAGCAGATACGGCTCTTTCCGGCAAATCTGGATGACCAAGGAGAGCTGAAGCCGATTACGAGTGGACCACCAGTTGATCTTCTCAATCAGGTTCGCGATCCGGGAGGTCGACATTCGCAGATCCTCAGCAACTATGGCAGGCTGATGTTCGCGACGGGAGAAGGAAATCTTTTTGGCTACGACTTAGGTTCAGCCGATGAGACGTGGCTTTTCGTTTGGAACGACGAACTGGATGTCGAACGCGATGGAATGCGAATTAAGAAGATCACCTGGGAGCCAGTTGTTGGGGAGAAGCATGAGTATGGTCCGGATGAAGCTGTCGTCTATCGCTTCTGGACCCCACATCCCCGACGTACAGGTGGTGAAGCGGATTCACCAATGCGACCGATCGTTGAGGGACATGTAGCAGAGGAACTCATTAAGCTCACGACCGCTGTCTTGTCCACCGCGACTACGCGTGCAACGAGCGGCATGTTGCTGATTCCGGCAGAGATCAGTCCCCCAGAGGCGGAGACGGCGGACGACTCAGTTGAAGATCAGGGTCTTATCTCGGATCTAGGCCGCCACCTAGAAGCGCAGGTAGAGAACGCGGGGTCACCTGCCGCAGTGGCCCCGTGGCTACTCGAAGCAGCTTACGATTACATCGACCGCATTCGCTGGGTGCAGATGCATGATCCCCAGAACGACTACATGGAATCTGCGCTACGCAAAGAAGCGGTTGAACGCATTGCGCGCGGCATTGACTTTCCGCCCGAGGCGCTCCTTGGCCTCGGGCATACGAACCATTGGGCCGCTTTGCAGATTTTGCTCGATATGTGGAAGTCGCATGGAGCGCCGATCGCTCAGCAGTTCTGTGATGACATCACCGCGAGCTATCTACGGCCAGCTCTGCTCGAAGCGGGATTTGCCGATTGGGAATCTGTCGTTGTGACATATGACGACTCCGGTGTTGTGATGAAACCTGACCGCTCCGACGATGCAGACAAGGCATGGGATCGTGGTCAGATCTCTGATGATGGCTATAGAGCCATGAAAGATATTCCAAAGGACTTCAAGCCAAGCGAGGAAGAGAAAGATCTATGGCTTGCAGTCAAGATGCGCGATCCATCACTTCTGCATGGAGGGCAGATAGCACCACCGCCTCAGCAGGTCGCCGAACAAGGCCCCCCATTGCCGGGTCCCGAAGGTGACTCCGGCCGAAAGACTAGGGTAACGGCATCTATTGATGGAGAGTTCGCTGCGTTTGAATTGGCGCTCATGCGTTGTAGAGAACTGGCCGGCATTCGCATTCATCAGAAAGCAAAGCAGTTCCCAGATCGCATCGCATCTGTTGCGGCTGAGCCTTATGCGCAAGTGGCTCCTGCCTTGGGAAAGACGATCTTGAAAGAGATGGGTCTGTCAAATGCGCTCGCACTCGTTGCGGGCGGAGCGGACAACCTGCGTTCGCTTCTCAAAGTCAAGGGATACTCGGATGAATCAGCCAATGCAGTCGGAGAGATGATCGAAGTACTCGCCGCACGCACGCTGTATAACGTCGAGTTTCCGCAGGTGCCTCCCCATTTTTCAGGGCACCTTGAAATGAAGGAGGCAGCGTGATGCCGTACGTCGTCGTTAAGAAAGGAAACCAATGGTGCGTCCATCGTGAAGTAAATAATCGTGCTAGTGGACGATCGCTTGGTTGTCACGATTCGAAGGAAGGGGCACGTAAGCAACAAAGTGCGCTCTACGCAGAAGAGGCTCGAAGAAACGGAGCGTCCGTAGAAGGAGCTACCTTTACCATCATGAATATGGATGGAACAAACACGACAGTGACCGTGCCAACCACATACTGGTTCCTGCCTAGCGCGTCCGGGGTCACCACAACTTGGAACTATGTGACCAATCCCCTCGGAAGCTTCCAGGTCACGCCAGGTGGGACTGATACGGCTGAGCGTGGACCCGCCTTCGAGGGAGTGCTCGCTGTTATCGGTTCACCCACCAGTGATGGTCGCTATCTCATTCCGGACGAGATCAGTAATCGCGACTTGCCCATCCCAGTCATGGTGCAAACAGCAACAGAGCAGGGACATATGGGAGCCGAGAGCTGCGGACGTATTGAGTCGATCGACTATATCCCTATCGCAGATTTTGCGCAGCGCAACGAATTCAATCTCATGGACGTGCGAGACGAAGCAGTCATCGTATGGGCGACAGGAACCTTTGATACATCGAAATTTGCGCAGGATGCTGAGCGCATGATGGAAAACGGTGCTGGAGTGTCCATTGACATGCCGCCGGATCGTATTGCTGCTTTTGACCCCGAAACGCTCAAAGAGGTTCCTGAGGAGGAGATCGACTTCCAGGCATTGATGGAAGGCTCTTATCTCATCGGTATCGGTGGAAAGATCGCCGCACTAACCATCGTGTCCATTCCAGCCTTCGAGCAAGCATCAATCGTCCTCGTTCCAGGCCATGCGCTCGTTGCGTCGGCATATGGGTTCCGAATGAAGCCCAAGGATGTGCTTACTGCCGCGGCTGCAGGTGCTGCACCCCTCGAGCCACCGAAGGACTGGTTCTATACGGAGGAGCCGGATACGCCCACGCCACTGACTGTGACCTCGGATGGTCACGTGTATGGACATTTGGCGCTCTGGAACCAATGTCACCCCGCTTTTGCGAGCTGTGAGCGCGCCCCACGCTCGCGCAGTGGATATTCGTACTTCCATGTGGGTGAGATCGAGACTGCAGAGGGTGATCTCATTCCAGTCGGTCGCATCACTGTGGGTCAGGGTGGAAATGCAAAGGGTGGACATGCCTCAGTCGTTCTAGGTCGACCTGGTGCGATGGAGCACTATGACAAGACAGGCTGTGTTGCCGCTTTCGTTCGTGCAGAAGATGGGAAAAACGGCATTTGGCTCTCCGGAGTTGTTCGTTCGGACGCTCCGGCAGAGAAAGTGCGTGATCTACGGGCCAACCCGCCGTCTGGTGACTGGAGAGAGGATGAATTGGTAGCCGTACTATCCGTCCCCGTTCCAGGGTTCCCGATCCCTCGTATCGAAGCGCTGATTGCGAGCGCGGAGAATGGCGAGGAAGAGGTTAAGACGCTCATCGCAAGTGGCTATAGCGAGGAATACAAACTCGAGGATGAATACATCCCGATGGATGTCCCGACTTACCGCCGGCGAATGCAAGAACTCGTTGAAAGACGTGCTGTCGCTTCACTTGAGCTCGCCTATAGCGAAGAGGATCGCAAGAGAATGGCGAAATCGGGCCAGGCGATGCCTGATGGAAGCTTCCCGATTGCAAACTGCGCTGATGCTGAAAACGCCATTCATGCTCAAGGCAGGGCCAAGGATCAGGCTGCAGCTGTCGCTCACATCAAGAAGCGCGTGCGATCGCTCCGTTGTAACGGAAAGATTTTCGACGACTATAAGTAGATGTCGAAGACGATCGTACTTCCGCTCGTTATCACAGTTACTAATCCACCTGTGCATATTGATCTTCCACCTGTCTCGATTCAGAGTTCCGTTCAGCCCATGTCAGTGAGTACTAGTGGAGAAACAGTCACCATTGAGCTTCCGGCGGTGCAGTAGTGGCGAACTTCTCTTTCGATATTGCTCTTGGACGCGAGGTTGAATTCCACAACCGAGTGAACGACAACGATCCGACGAACGCTGGGTTCGTTCTCTTAGTACTTGCCTTGGCCGGATTGGAAGTAGATTCCGTCTTGCGCACATATGCCTTGATCTCAACGCTACTTGCGGCAACCAATGATGAGGTTGCGAATGCCAACTATGCGCGTAAGGTCCTGACCGACGCGGACGTTTCCGCTCCTGTAATTGATAGCGCCGCCCATACGACGACTCTCTCCTTCCCGAATCAGACGTTCACAGCAATTGGAGCAGGAGCAACCTGGGCTAAGGCCGTTCTAGCGTATGACCCCGATACCACTAGCGGTACAGACACCACGCTTGTTCCTGTCTGTGCTTGGGATCTACGAGATGTGAACGGGAACTATCTGATCCCAGCTACGACGACCTATGTCATCGGTGCTGCTAGTGGCTATATTGTAGCGAGTTGATCTGCTTTACGTTGTACAGAGCGTCCCTAGTCGAGCGGAGCTTCGACAACGGCTTCTAGCGGATATCCCGCCAGCGGTAACGGTCGAGGACGATGGATCTCCTCCGCCGAGTCCCTGGCGCGGTTATCGCTTGTGTTTACAGACAGCCCTCGAGACATCGGACTCGCACGCGGTCGTCATCCAAGACGACGCCGTCGTCTGTCAGAACTTCGCTGCCGCGATAGAGGTCATTGCTGAAGTTCATCCAGATGTTCCGGTATGCCTGTTCGTAAGCGCCACGAGAACGAAGACGCTGAAGCACTATATGAAAGCTGCGCGCAACGGCAATCGTTACTCCACGATCTGGTTTCAGGACTTTCTTCCCGTCGTTGCCGTTCTCTGGCCGCGCGCAAAGGTTGAGGAATTTCTTGAGTGGTCGAAGGACGCAAAGCTTCCGGGTTTGCCGAATCCACGATCTGATGATGCTGTTGTGGGATCGTGGATGAAATTTACTCGTCAAACCGTGCTCGCAACGGTTCCTTCAATCGTCGAGCATCCCGACGACACACTTTCCGTGAAGTGGAGCGAAGGTTCCAATGTTCCGAGCGGAACAGAAAACAAACGAAGGCGCGCGTTTAATTACATTGGTGATTCTGATCCGCTCGAACTTGACTGGACGGCTGTCTAGGTTCCTAGAACTTACCCAATGTCCGCGCGGTAGTTCACACTAGCTTTCAGTAGCGCACGAAGGTCGCGCGCTCGGAAAGGGGTCCAGGGGACTCCCTTGGTTAAGTCATTCAAAAACCAGGAGTTACCAACATGGATCTTTTCCCAGAGCTCCCAGAGGATTTCTCCTCACTGTCTGACGAGGAGCTTGCTGATCTTCTAAAAGAGCATCAGATCACCGCAGAGCTAATTGAGTCTGAGGATGAGGAATTTACGAAGGGTATGAGTCCTGAAGAGGTTCTCATGGCCCTCGAGACTGGCGTCGAGCAGATCGAGCAGATCGTTGCTGAGCAGGCCAGTCGGGTTGAGCAGGAGCAGGAGTATGCGGCTCGCAAGGAAGCACTTGCAGAGCGGCGTAAGCAGCACATGGAGAGCAAGGAGGTCGAAGAGGCTGCCTATGAAATCGACGAAGAGGCAAAAACTGAGGACGAGGCCGAAATTGTTGAGGCCTCCACAGAAGACGCTGAGGTCGAAGACGAGGTAGAGAGCAAGGACGAGGTCGAGGAAGAGACGGCTGTTCTTGTCGCATCGGCCGACGTCGTGCAAAACCGTGCAGAGCGCAAGCTTCGGCGACCGCCTGCTCCATCCGCGAACAGACTCCCGAGCGAGCCGGCCGCAGTTCTGACTGCCGCCGCTGGTCTTGATGGAATCAGGGGCGGTCAGCCGTTGGACAGGCTGTCGCTCGCCGAGGCGATGCGTACGGTCGCCCGCCGGCTAGGCCCACCCGCAAAGAGCGAGAACGGGATCGAGCAGCGCTTCTTCATCGCGCAGGCGAACTTCCCGTATCCCGACGAGCGGAGGCTCATGCCGGGTGAGCTAGATGTAAACGCAAAGAAAATCCAGGCCGTCATTCCGGATGGCATCACAGGCATGAAGGGGAACAAGGTGCTCACCGCTTCCGGTGGACTCTGTGCTCCTCTCGAGCCATTCTATTCGATGCCGAACTTCGCAGTGACCGCCCGACCGGTCCGCGACGCGCTTCCGTCCTTCCAGGCGGATCGCGGGGGCGTCTCGGTTCCCGAGGCGACGATCATCGGAGACATCAGCGAGGCCATCTCCACCATTACGGCCGACGAGGATGTCTCGGGGACGTACACGAAGTCCTGTCAGGATCTCTCGTGTCCCGACTATCGAGACGCAACGGTGACCGTGCTAGCGCATTGTCGCGAGTACGGAAACCTCAATGCTCGCGCGTGGCCTGAGAAGATCGCGCACGAGAATGACCTGACAATGGCTGCTCTTGCGAGGACAGCAGAGTCCTATCTGCTGTCTCAGATCAAGGCACAGTCTGTCAACGTCACGTCGGCACAGGTGCTTGGCGCCCTATCCGACCTGGTTGATGTCATCGTCCGACTCCGCTCTGGAGTGCGTTACCGCCTGCGCATGAGCGACGCTCGTTTCCGCGTTCTTATGCCCGCGTGGGTTCCTGAGCTGCTCGTTTCGGACACGATCAAGACGCAGGATGCCGAGGCTCGTTTCTCGACGCAGGCTCAGCTGGCTGCGATTCTTGACAACTACGGCATCTCGGCCGCGTACTACCTGGACGACGTCGCTGGTGGGACATCGCAGGGCTTCGGCACTCAGGGTGCTGGCGCTGTGGATGCCTTCCCAAGCGTCATTCAGTTCGCGTTCTATCCCGAAGGTGCCTTCCTCCATCTCGATGGTGGAACGCTTGATCTTGGGATCGTCCGTGACTCGACACTCAACTCGACGAACGACTTCCAGATCTTCGGCGAGCAGTTCGAGAACGTTATCCGCATCGCTCCAGCACAGGCCGCGTTGTGGGTCTCCTCCACTGTGACACCGTCGGGCGAGTTCCCGGCTCTGGTCTAAGGGAAATCAACGGAGAGAGGCGGATAGAGATGAAGACAAAGATCACCGATATCCGCCTCCTCTCCATCGTCCGTACCGTCACTGAGCCACCGGAGGTGCTCTAGACATGGCTGTTAATTGTGGTGTTTCTTTCGGAATCTGCGCTCTCCGCGCGACAGTGGTCGATGCGGCAGGGAACGTAGTTGCCGGAGCTAACAACTCCTACGTCTCAGACAACATCATTTCGCTTGCTCTGAGGCCCAACATCGAGGATGGCGCAACCTTCTCCAGCCGTAACGGCTGCGGTTGTTCCATCGCTCGCTTCAAGGCGAATAACACGTTTAACTGGTTCGAGTTCACCCTCGCCCAGGCAGCTCTTGAGCCAGAGTTGATGTCCATGCTGCTTGGTTCTCCAACAATCGAGGATGGAGCCGACGTCGTTGGTCAGGCATTTGCTGGCGCACTGGCCTGCGACGAGGCTGAGCCTGCTGTCGGACTTGAGTTCTGGACGAAGCACATCGTCGGTTCAGGACAGGACGGCACCTATCCTTGGATCCACTGGGTCTTCCCAAAGACCGTGTGGCGCCTGGGAGACAACACCTTCGAGGAAGCAATCGCTAACCCGACGGTGGAAGGCTTCTCGCGCACGAACTCGCAATGGGGCGACGGTCCTTACGGGGACGGTCCGCCAGATGGTCAGGACATCAGTGAAGGTGGCTGGTGGAAGACCAACGTCGATCCGCCGAC